CTTGAATATTACCGATAAAATATCCATCCTTATCAGCTCTACCTAAAATATATGATGTCTCATCAATTTTACCACGCAACCAATCTTTTACTACATCAATATTTTCATAGATATTCAAAGAAGTTTCTGTATTTTCATTGTTAGCACCAGCATTTAAAGTCATAATAGTTTTTGGTGCCAAGTTAAGAAGCGGTTCATGTGAATTAATAATTTCAGCAGTTAACTCAAGATTTTTTGAGAACGCTAAATAATCATTGAGTGCTAACTGAATACCCTTCTCAAAACCAAGCTTATTTGGATTATAAACTGAAATATCACGCAACTGACTAGTGATTTCAGTAAGCTCTTCTTGAGTTGCCCAATCCTCTTTCTTAACTAGAAGATTGTACATCTTAGAGTTAATATTTGGAATCAGACCTTTATGTTCAAATAAGGGCGTTGCAGTAAAACCAAGCACTTTAGAATTTTCAAGAAGAGCAAGAGCTTCTGCAAAATTATAATAAGATGCTTTATATACCGCACCTGGCCAACCAGTATTATATTTGTATGTAGCTTTAGAAGAAGACCCACCAAAATGAGCCTCGTCCCAATAAAGTGCAAACTTTTCGTTCTTTAGAAAGTTAATCAGAATATCAGAGTTTTCATTGTCTGTGCCACCATTTACAGCACCAGCCACCGTAGAAACCAAAACAATTGCTAATTTTCCTTTATACTCAAGAAACGTCTTAACATCTGTTGTAACTTTTGCTTTAACACCATTTTCAATAAAAGTGTTTTCCATTTCTTCGTAGTCCTGAGCCACGTTATCCGTAAATACTGTTAGAAATAGAAACTTATTGACTCCCTCTTCAATATCAGAAGGGATCAGGTTGTTCATGATGTTAAAGGTTTTACCAACACCAGTACCAGCAGTAATGATGTTAATCTTACCCTTCTTCCAATTCTTAGATGAATCAATGATAAGACGCTTAGAAACCAAACGCAACTTCTTGATATTTGAATACTGGCTCACAGTATTAACCTCTTAGATTTGTTAGATAATATATGTACTATACCACGCAAAAGGGAATCTGTCAACCCCCCCTACTCAAAAAAACTTTCCAAATTTCCAACTTCTTTTTTCGCAAATCTACCGATAAGTCTCTCTGATTTACCCATGTTACCTATTGTTGCGGCGCTCAAATCTGTGTAACATACGGTTGTGAAACGCTGTCCTGATCCACTAATAGGTGTAACGCAGTGCAGGCTCTTAGAATCTGCAATGCATACGCTGTTATCTGGAAGATCAATACCTACACCCCAACGTGGGAATGAAAGATACGCTCCCGTGTATTCGCCTTGTCTATGACAACTCATAGTTGTATATTCCACATCTTTACCATCTGAATGGACACTCATAGCCTCACTCTGCATTGCACTATACCGATTTGCACTAATCGTGGTCACCATACCATGACGATGTTCTGGTGCGATAAACTCTTCTGCAAAGCGCCTTTGTCGATTGTAAATCTCTGGAGCAACACGATTGAATGCAACCTCAACATCCCTGCACAGAGGCTCTAGTTTTTCCCATGTCTTGGGGTTTGATACATTAATCTTACCAGTGAACCGCCCTCGTTTCGCGCCAATCATAACACTACTGATCTCGTTGGCGTAGGCAATTAGGCCCCATCCCTTTCCATTTTTTGTTCGAACGAAATATGAATTGGGAGTCCGTAATTTGTAATGTTCTCCCTCAATCAAACCTTTCTTCTTCATTTCCTCTGGATCGATAGGGCCTGCACAGTTTGCCCTCATGGTAGATACATCTTCAATAGAGTACAACACATCTCTCATAGAGTCGTCTGCAAAACAGTTTGTTGCAACATACGCAATTGGAATACCCTCATCACCCAGAGTGGAGTCTGGACGATAGATTGCAGTATCTTCTGTGATGGTGATTATCTGGTCTAGGTCTTTCTCATCATAGAACTTGCCGTTCCACTTTTCGAAAGTCTCTTTCTCACCGTAATCATTCTTTGCTGTTATGTACTTCATTGTACGGCTCCAATACCTTTTCGTAAATAGATTCTGCAATATACTTCATCATCATAGGTGCGACCATCAAACCAATACGCGCCAAGCGTTCGTTGAGAGTTCCCGTCAAAATATAATCTTCTGGTAGCGACATGAGGCGCTTAGCCTCCTTAGTTGTATATCCACGATCTTCATCGGGATGAAGATTTACTGCCAAACTAGTCTGCAATCCCTGTTCACTCAGCGTGTGACTTGCCTGATGCCAAGGGACTCTGCGAGACTGGAAAAATGAAGTTTTTCTCTCCGGCACTTCTTTTCCCCACTTAGTTCTATGTGCAATCAGCTTGTCATAAAACGGACCCACAATGTCATCACCCACTGACATAACCTTATCAGGGTTCTTGGGTAGACGTTTCAACCATTTGTATTTAGCACTTTTCTTCATGATTTCACGCAGTTCATGTGCCTCAACACTATTTTCATTATCAAGTCTTAGATCACCGATTGCATCCTCTACTGTAGGTTCCTCATCCATTGCACCATCTGGAAATAGAGATGAAACGAGCATCCACGGCATACCAATATCTTCCAGCACATCATTTCGTACTGATACGATGAAAACACGTTGACGTTTCTGTGGAACACCAAAATGAATACCGTTTAGAACTTTAAATGTAGTTGAATATCCAAGTGCTTCAAAGTCTGTGACCATGCGATCTAAATGCTGCTTTGCATATTCCATCGTTAGACCTTTGACGTTCTCGCATATGATAACCTTCGGCATCATCTCACCAGCAATGCGAATCATCTCCCATGTCAAATCTTCGATGTTCTTCTGCTTCATACCGTAAGCAATCTTTTCTTTACCCCAACCCGCCTTCTTAGTTCCAGACATACTAAAGGGTGGACAAGGTGGACTACCATCAAGAATATCCAGCTCGTACTTTTTAATTCCTGTCATCTCCATAATCTGTTGTCCAGTTACATCCTTGATATCACCGCATATGTGTGGAGTGTCTGGCCAGTTTGCAAGATAAGTATCAACTGCGACTTGCTGAAATTCATTCACAAAACGACAATCACCACCTGCCAGTTTGTAACCAGCAGATGATCCACCACCGCCTGCGAAGAATGAAATGTAGGTAAATAGTTTGCGATCTGCTGATTTCTGCAAATCGTCTAGTGTGTATCTAAAATATCTCATATTAAAGAGTGTATATTATTTGACCTTAATTGTCAAGGGACATTGGAGTAGTGATTAAATATTTTCTCTGTGGGTTTACCATAACATTTAGAGTTGTCATCAGTTTGCGATTTAGAAGAACATCTGTCCCAAGTCTGTCTCTGTTATCTAATCCAAATTCAATCTTGCCATAGTTTGAACCTGCAAACTCAAATTCAAGCTCAACAACGTATCTTTCATCTTCACCAGCACCTGTAACAGAAACATATTCACCAACAATATTTGTGGTTATAGTTTTACCACTGCTCGTAAAAGTTATCTTTTTACCATTAACCTTAACGTCTTCGGCGTGAAGAACTGGATACTTATAATTTCCTGTATCAAATTTACCTGTCAAATCACCAAAAGGTTTTACCGTTACAACTTCTTCCCATCCACATTCAGTTGGGACTGTATACCTTACCTTTGGATTGCTAAAGTGTGTTAGGACATCTTTCACAATATTCTTGTTATTTGCTTCTTCAATATTTTCAGTGCCAGGGCTACTATTCACCTCTAGAATATATGGTGGTTTTGTTTTGGGGTTGTCTGAAGGAATAAAATCCACGCCAGTGAATAGTCCACCAATTGCTTTAGCAGCAAGAATGCATTGCTCCTTCTCTAAAGGCGTTAGATTGTATTGTCGAACCTTTGCACCCTGACTTGCATTACTTCTAAAATCACCCTCAATTACATCTCTTCTCATTGTCGCAATAACTTTACCACCAAGAACTAAAACACGAACATCGAACTCTGATTTAATATATTCTTGAATAAGAATATCTGTATCTTTATCCTGTTTGTAAAGCAACTGCACTAGAGAAGTTAGAGCACGTTCAGACTCTACAAACAAAACACCAACTCCCTTTGAACCTCTAAGAGTTTTCAAAATAATTGGAAATTTTGTATTTAGTTCTTCAACCGATTTTTCAATAGTTTCTTCGTTTGGAATAAGAACAGTGTTTGGTTGAGTCAGACCAAAATCTTTTAGTCTAAGATAAGAACGATACTTATCACCAGCAACCTCAGTAACATCTCTGCTGTTTATAACACAATATCCAGCCCGTTGAAGTTCAGAGATAAGATCAAGGTAAGAATCTTTTTCGGGTGTTCCTCGCACAAAAATTACTGTATCGCTAGAACTGATTTCAAAACCAGTATCATCGTCCTGTTTATGAATAGTTCTACGTCCATCACCATAAACAGTATAGGTTCCATCCATAGGAACAACATAGAACGGATACTTTAAATTTTTTGCTTCTTGCTCCATGCGTTTCGCAGTTATTGCTTTATCTCCAAGTTCATTAGAGATTACAACAACCCGATAACTTTCCTGTTTTTCTTCAGTGACGTAAGAGCGAAACTTATCCATTACTCTTTTTAGCCCCTATGCTATATTTTGTCTCTAAAGTCCACTCGTTCTTTTCTTTATAGGATAATACTTTGATTTGACTTAGAGGTGCAGTCTCACCAAGTTCACCAACGATATTAACAAGTCCCCAATCACTAAGTAGATTAGCAATTGTATTACGTCTTGCAATATCATTACTTGCAATACTTGACTTTTTTCCATCCAGAGCAAATAATTCAAGGAAGCTCACAATATAGTATTTGCCTTGCTTATGCAGTATATGACAAGATTGATATAGTGTTCGTTCTTTTCTTGATGCAACACCAATGCGGGAAAGTGTCTCACGAACCTTTAGAAAGTCATCTGGTTCGTTGAGAGTAACCTCAAGCATCTGCTCCTGTGTCCAATGTATCTGTTCTTCTTCACTCATTTTTTTGCACCGCCTTTATATAATTTCTTTTTTATTTCGGCGATTTGTTCATCCGTTAGAATATCAAGAGCTTGCTTTGCTTTCTCGTTACTGTAACCGTAATACTCTTTTACATCCTCTAGATTATCTAGTTTATTCGCCTTCAACCAAGGAGTATAACGTTTCCTTGACCTTACACTATTTAGTAGAAAGTCGAATTGTAGTTTCTTGTCAAGATGTGGTAGTTGGTTAATCTCATTCACCAACATGATTGTGTCTTGAAATGGATAAACGCACTTATTTACAATAAATGGTGGATATTTTTTCTCCCAATCCTCATCGTCACTGTCTAGAAGTTTTTCCTTAGTATGATTGATGGCATTAAGATATTCCTTCAACTCTGGCATAAAACTGTTCCTTACGACTTGTAGAAATCAAGTCTATCGACATTATCACCATCCACATAAAGTTTAAACACTACAACGTTGCGTAGTTCATAACAATACTTAGACACTGGCATTGCTTGATGATTGTTACTTGCAGGGAAAATCAAAAGACGATTACCAACGTAGTTAGAATATTCTGCAATGTTCTTCCCCTCGTCATCCCAAATTGCAGTACCACCAAGCCACTCTGGTTGCCAGTCCATGCGAGGATAATACATCATAGTAAAGTCACCATCATCAAAATGCATGTGTGGCTCTACACCAAACGTATGTGCGTTCATGTATAGACGTTTCCACCCAACAATATCAAACCGTTCCTTCAGTTTGAGTTTGTATGCAGCAGCATCCCAAATAGGAAGAAGAAAGTCATATTGATTATTGCGAACCTCTTCTTCATTGTCACCACAGAATACATGCCAGTGTGGTTGGATACCAATTCTTTTATTAGAATGGTAGTCATACTTCCAGTGTGTTTTTCTAATCTCAATATCAATCAGTTC